ATGAAAGGTTTGGTGCTGACGTTATCGTTACTGATGTTATCCGTGAATGCTTTTGCCGCTGGGAAAATAGTGACTGTCAGTAAGTTTGAATTTGGCAAACAATGGGCATTTACCCGAGAAGAGGTGATGTTGGAATGCCGCTCAGGGGGAGCTTTGTTTGTGATAAATCCCAGCACATTAGCGCAATATCCACTTAATGATGTTGCATCTGAACAAATGAAAGCAGGCCATGTCCTTGCGAAACCGCTAGATATTTTATTATTAGATGATAGCGAGAACCCTGGTCAAAAGATGAGTTTGCTACCTTTCCAACAGCGTGCGATGACTTTATGCGAAAAGTAAGCACGACAACTTGAGCATCGCTACGGCCTTTATTTTCTATTTAACAGATAATTACCTTTCTTAACTGGTAGGCTAATTTGTATCATTTAAATTAGTTTGCAACCGTTATTAATTACTTCTGTTGCTAAGTTGGCGAAACACATGTCCTCGACTACTCTTAAAGAGTATGGCTGAACAAGCCTACGTTAATGCCAACTTTTAGCGCACGGCTCTCTCCCAAGAGCCATTTCCCTAGACCGAATATAGGAATCGTATTCGGTCTCTTTTTATTCATCTTTTAAAATCAATCATATACATAAATATCAGTAACTTACCTCCCACCCCGTTACTCTTCATTTCCTACTATTTCATCCGCTATCGCCACTTTGCAGCCACTCTCAAATCGGGCTAATGGGTTGAAGTGAATAGCGTCTTCCAGGTGGTCTGGCGCGAAGTGAGCGTAACGCATGGTGACCCGAATATCTGAATGGCCGAGGATGCGTTGCAGCACGATGATATTGCCTCCGGCCATCATAAAGTGACTGGCAAAAGTATGGCGGAGAACGTGGGTCATTTGTCCAACGGGCAGCTCAATCTTTGCTAACCGAATAACCCGATAGAACTGTTTATAACAAGGTTCGAACGGTTTGCCTTTGCGAGCTGCCAGCGCTTGATACATATCTTCTGATAGGGGAACAGTGCGGTTCTTTTTACCTTTAGTATTAATAAAGGTGATTTTATTGGGGGAAATCTGCGAGGCTTTTATTTTGGCAATTTCATTCCAGCGGGCACCGGTGGATAAACACAAACGCACGATGAGAGTTAATTCAGGATTGCCGTGCAAATCACAGGCGACTAATAGGCTATCAATCTGATCGTCATTCAGCCACGCCATTTCCCGCTCGGGTTGATCGAACTCGCGTATATTGGTCAGTGGGTTAGGGAGGCTCCATTCGCCGAGCCGCGTTAACTCGTTAAACACTGCGCGCAAATAAGCCTGTTCACTGTTTACCGTACCGGTGGAAACCATCCGCGTTTGCAGGCTGGTGCTGTAGCCATTATCTATCTCACCTCTTAGCCGCTGATCACGATAGTGCGCCCAATCTTTCGGCGTGATATCGGCCGCAATGGGATTGCCCAAGCCCTTACAGATAATCTCCAGTTTAGCCAGCCGACCCTTTTTATCACTTAAAGAGCAGCCATGCAGTTGGTACCAAAGATCAATCAGCTCCAGCAGTTTGCGGCGATCTTCTTTCTCACCCAACCACGGTTTATGTCTGGCCTGTTCCATGGTGTAGCTTTCATACGATAGTGCTTCACCTTTGGTAGTGAACTGTTTTCTCACCCGTTTACCCTCGCGTCCTCGCGGGTAACACTCGCATAACCATTTCCCTGTCGGGAGTTTGCGCACGCTCATTAATCTGATATCCATATAAGATTATGGCGTTTTTACTGTTAATAAAAACAGTAATCAATGTTTTTATTAAGATTTTTTATACATAATTGCTTGTAGGTAGAATTTGTACTGTCAAATTTTCATGAAAAAACACTTATTTTTATGAATAATATCAATTTCTTATGTTCTTTATGAGGTATTGGCTGTAGATTCGGTGGCTGTATAGTGGTGGCAAAAACAAACACAAATCTAGCCTCTGTATAGTACTTTCATCTAAATATATGAGATAAAGAAAGCAGAACAAAGTCGATACTACTAGACCCCAATGGTTTGAATATCAATTAAAAATCATACGTGAGTGAATGGAATGAGAAAATCTAGGATTTTTATAGCCTCCTCTGTGGAAAGTCTACATGTTGCTGAGGCAGTAAATGCAAATTTAGATCATGATTTTGAAGTTACCATTTGGAAAAACGGAACTTTTGGATTGACGTCCAATACCACAGATGACTTGGTTAAAAAGTCATCTGTGGTTGACTTTGCAATTTTTATTTTTACACCAGATGATTTATCAACGATTAGAAACAAAGAAGAACAAGTTGTTAGAGATAATGTTCTCTTTGAATTAGGATTGTTTATTGGGGCAATTGGGAAGAATAGATGCTTCCTGATTAAACCAAGAGGCGAAGAATTACACCTACCTACTGATTTACTTGGCGTTAACCCTGCTGATTATGACTCTAACCGTTCAGACAATGATTTATTTTCTGCTACTAATATGGCATGTGCGAAAATAAAATCTGAAATTAATCAACTTGGCAATATTAACCATGTCCAATTAAACCCATCTATAAAAATCGCATCTAATCCACAAAACTATGAAATACACGAGCAGGACTTAAAGGTTTTAGCTTGTTGTCTTGAAAGTAAAACCAATACACCGAATGGACTTGCACTTCATTATATTAGTCATAATCTGAAACCGGAAAATCTGACATTGCTAAGTCTTAACATAGTTAAATTAGAGCGTATAGGGCTTATCGAAAAATCTATACAACAGAATGACTATGATGGTGGTGATTATTTCGCTTATTCTATTACTACCGATGGAATAGATGCCTTATTAAAGAATGAAAGTATTTTTTATCCTAAGCGAGCAGAAAAAAGTACTTTACCACCAGAGCTAGATTTAAGTGATAAGCCACCTTTCTAGGGAGTGTATATTTTATAAAGGGGAGAATATTATTTTCCCCATAATTAAATCACACCCACAATGAACCCTGATTACTTCTATCGGGATGAGGTGGCGCAGGGATCTTTTTACCGGGTTCGACGATGATGCGATCGACAGTTTCGTGGGTGGCAAAGGTACAGCTACAGTTGATATTCTGGCACTGATGATACCGCTCTTTAGTTCTCTCGCTCAGGTAGCGGCTGGATCGGGTATGGGCGGCGTTGCGGCAAAGTGGACAATGCATCATAGATAATTCCTTTATCCCGACATGTTCAGTTTGCTGCATTCTACCAATAAATTCGACAATTCAAATGTTGGATCTGCAAATTCAACTATTAGTTATGCTGTCACGTGATAGGTTACATCTGACAACAGCACTTCCAGCACTAGCTGAGTGGTATAGCCGCTGTTGTTCAGGTGGTGCATTACCTTGCTGATAATCCACTTTTGTTGGTCAATGACCGATTTAAAACCGCTGACCATGATAGGGGTTTCAGGGAATAAGTCAGCCCGGCCCATAGCGAGGGTGATTGAGAATTCCGCCACACCACGTTGCAGCTTTTCCCATTTAGCTTGTGCGGCACGCATGGCGGCTTTTTGTGTGGCATAAACGGTGGTGATGGCAAAGACGTTATCCCCTGACCCCGCCAGATAATCCCCTCGTCTTTCTTCCACTGATTGGCTTTTTTGGGGCGCTTTGATTTTGGGATGTTGCAATGCGCGCAGGTGTTTAAACTGGGGCTTACGCTGTAACTTAACCTTTTTCGGCTTGGCCGGTTTGGGGTCTTTGGTGTGCAACCAACTGGCACTTACACCGGTATACGCGCCCCGATCAGCAATACTAAAGCTGTGCTGATCGCCATCTTGCCGGGTGATGGTCATCTGCGGAATAGGTTTACCGCTGGCGGTAACAGCACTACCCGGTTTGATAAACAGCAGCCGACCCGCTTTTACGGCCGCTACCGCGCCATTGAGAGAGGCGAGACGGGTGATAAACTTGGCGTCAGTTTCTTGAGTTTGGTCGATGTGAGGAATGGTGATATCTGCCAGCCCCTCGGCCAGCATGGCTTGCAAGTTATTACGCTCGGCCACCTGTGCCACCACGTTCCCCAGCGTTGTTGCATGATAAGAGACTTCCCGCCGGGCATTGAGCGAACCGCGAAAATCCGCACTGCGCGCACGAATGGTCAGTGTATCCGGCGCGCCATGGTGCTCGACCTCATCCACGATAAAATCACCTTTACCCATCAGGCTCGCTCCTTTCCAGCCCAAGAACACCGACAACACCGCACCCCGTACCGGCATGGTGAGTTGGCCGTCAGCGTCATCCAGTTCGATGTCAAGCTGGTCAGCCTCAAAGCCGCGGTTATCGGTCAGGCTCAGAGAGAGCAAACGGTCACGGATATTCTGGGTGATATCTTTCTGATTAATGGTCAGCATAAAGTCCGGGGCCAGATCTGCCTCAGCCGATAACGGCAAACCGGCCATCATGATAAATACCTCTTCACCTTGCCAATGAGCTGATCTGCTTGTTGTTGCAAGTCGCCAAACATTGCCGTTAATGACTCATCGACCCGCAACAATTTGAGTGTGAATTCAATGCGTCGCGCGCTGCCATCGGCAAAAAAAAGTGTACCGGTCTGGCTCAGGCTCTCGATCACAAACATGCCATAAATGGTGCCATTGCCCTCAATCAGCGGCCATGCTTTGCCTTGTGCGGCCATTAATTCCAGCGCCAATAGCGAAAGTTTTCCGCCGGTAAGTTCCGGCAGTAACACGCCAGACAGAGTGATTTTTTCACTGTCTACGCCGAGAAATTGTGCTGCGGGGCGCAAGCCTATCCGGTTGTTGGTCGGCCAGCGATAATCAATGTTGCGGTTCATATTCTGATAAGGCGTGGTCTGGCGCATAAACACAAATAAACCCAGTGATAGCATCATGCTTAATTCTCCATATGACCGCGCTGGCGGGCGCGATTTTCTCTGGCTTGCTTCGCCATCTCTGCCGCGACAAGGCGCTGGACTTCCTGCGGACTGGTTCCCGGAGGTATTGGGAAAACAAGGTGTGTTTCATGTGTGCTGCTATCTTGTACCGTTGGCCGACTATGAGGGCTGACCGGTTGATAACTGCCCGTCAGCACACCACCACTTGGCGAATATCCGCCAGCAAAGGGATTATTGGTTGGGACGTTATCGGCCAGCCCGTCTGATTTATCATCAATTATGCCGAGCTTTTCCAGTACCCAGTCAATGCCACTGCGCAGAGTGTTTAGCGCATTCATCGGCAAACTGAGCGCCGCCGCCAGCCCCTCGCCAAATAACTTGCCTGCGTTGGTCGCCATATCTAAGGTTTGCTGTGTAGCTTTAACTGGTTTAATCAGGTCAGCGAACCCATTCGAAAGCAGTTTTACCTTGTCACTAAACCAGTTAAACACCGGTTTGAGCGGCTCAAACGCGGCATTGATTGGCTCCATGGCAGCGGTAAAGCCCTCGGCCACGCCAGCAATAAAGGCGCTGATAGGCTCCCAGTATTTACGGATAAGCAGGCCACCGGCCACAATGGTCGCAACTACTGCCACTATCGGCCATGTCAGCGCCGTGAGCGCGGCGGCAATGGTTCCAGCCATCAGTGAAAAACCGGTGCTCAACAGGCCAGCCCCGGCCAACAGCAGGTTAAACCCCGCCATCACCGGCCATACAATCAGACCCAGTGCACCCAGCCCGGCAACCAGTGACAACGCCGCGCCGGTGACTTTGGTCAGGGTGGCGACCAGCTCCGTGTTTTTCTTGGCCCATGCAGCGATATTCACCAGCCAGTTGGTTGCAGTCATCGTCAGCTTGCGAAGGGCGGGATCTTGTTGTTCAAACGTCTCAATACGCAAATCGGCCCATGATGAGCTGAATTTTTTCAGGTCGCCGTCGAGGTTGTCCATTCTGACCGTAGCGATAGCTTGCGCGGTGCCATCGGCCAGCATTAATTTGCTTTTCTTCTCCGCCAGCTTGTTATCACCCGCCGCTGCCACCAGTTTCACCGCGCCTTTCATCGCTTCCTCGCCGAAAATCACTTTCAGGTATTCGGCTTGCTGCGCGGTGCCTAACTGATTCTTTTTAAACGAACGGTCAATATCTTTGAGGATTTTCTCCACTGGCAGCATGTTGCCTTTGCCGTCGCGGGTGTTTACTTCAAGTTCTGCTAGTGCGGCGGGGGCTTGCCCGACCGGTGCTTGTAATCGGCTAAACACCGCACTGGTGCTGGTACCGGCCATACTGCCTTTAATGCCGTTGTCGGCCAGCACGCCGAGTAACGCGGTGGTGTCTTCAATACTGGCCCCGGCGGCCTCGGCAATCGGCGCGACATATTTCATCGCCTCACCCAGCTCGGACAGATTGGTATTCGAGCTGGTAAAGCCTTTGGTCATCACATCTGAGACACGTGTTATTTGGTCTAACGGCAGGTTAAACGCCGATTGCATATTACTGACAATGCCTGCCGCCTGAGCAATATCGACGCCAGAGGCCAGCGACAGGTTAACGGTCGGTTCGGTGGCGGCCAGAATGGCATCAGCGTCATAGCCGGAACGCGCCAGTGTGTCTTGAGTTCGTGCTACGTCGGTGGGGGAAAAGGCGGTTGAACCGCCGATATCACGCGCCTGTTGACGAATGGCGGCCAGTTTGGCGTCGTGTTTCTCCAGCCCTAAAATAGCCTGAGTGCCAGACATCTGGCTGTCGAACTGGATCCCTGGCGCAATCAGTTTTGCCGTGCCATACAGACCGGTGCTTGCCACACCAAAACCGGCGGCACTGGTATTGCGTACCGTTTCAGTCGCCGCTTTGCCTTGCTGGTAGCGCTGAGTGACACGGTTGAGCTGCTCTTGTTTCTGGCTCAGGCGTTGCAACTCTTGCCGTTGGCGGGTCAGGACGGCTGTAGCTTCGGCGGCACTGTTGCGTAACCGGCGTTGCTCAGTGCTCAGGTTTTTGCTGGCGATGCCGCTCGCCGCCAGAGCATCGCGTTGGCGCTGTACTGACAGGCGCAAACCGTGGTATTGAGTTTGCAGGTTAGTGGCTGCGCGTCTGGCACCCTCCATCAGCCGGACTTGTTGCGCGGTGGGCTTCTCGGTATTTTTCAATGCAATGGCTAATGCCGCGGCATCGGCTTTGGCTTTTTTCAATGCCTGCCCGGTCACGGCCAGTTGTGCACTGATTTTGCGAAAACCGTCAATCTTTGCCGACTGTGCATCAAGCGCTTTGATGCTGCTTTGGGTGTTGCGGATATCGCCGGTGAGGGACTGACTGGCGGATTGAATGGCTTTAAATGGGCGGGTGGCTTGGTCTACCGCCTTGAGCAATACTTTTAGCTGCAAGTTTTTACTCATGGTTTACGGCTCCACTGCGTAGCAAGGCTTTATGACGCCAGCGCACCAGTTCGCTGAGACTCATGGCCCAACACTCCGAGGGGGGCCAGTGAAAAATAGCGGCAATGTCCGCCATCAGATCGTCAACTTCCAGAGTAGGATCGAGCTTTACGCTTCCTGTTTCGGCGACAAAAAACTGATCACCTTACCGGCCAGCGCCACTAAATCCGGTAGTTCTAAGCGGATGCATTCTGCGGTGGTGAGTGAGGGATAAGTGATGCGGGGCAACACTATCATCAGTGCATCGACATCGGAATTCGCCACATCGGCTAGCCGTACTCCGCGCAGGGTTCCGGCGTTGGGGCGGATAATTTCGATTTCAGTGATCAGGGTATCGCCGCGTTTGAGCGGGGTGTCCAGCATGACGGCATTCTCGTTAGCGGTAGCATTTTTCATGTCTGTTCCTATTAGATTAGCGGCCAATGGCCTTGCGTTGGGCTTTCAGCAGGTCAACACCGTTAACTCGTTCAATCAGGTTAACCACGTCAATTTCGATCACTGTCTTGCCGTCAATGGTCAGTTTGTAATAGGTGCACTGGGTGAATATTTTGCTTTCGGTGTCTTCTCCTTGTTTGGCCTCACCGTTATCAATTTCTTTATGACGGCCTCGTATTTCAACTTCTACCGCCATCACCTCAGCGGAATCATCACGCTGATAGGCTCCGGCAAAACGCAGTGGAACCGCGTCAACTTTGGCTGCGCCCCATTGCTGCAATACCAATTCATCGAGGCCGCCCATTGACCACTCCATCACCAATGCGTCATCGTCCAGACCCAAATCAATCGGCGCGACGCCGTTCATTCCTCCGCCGCGATAGTTCTCCAGCTTGCGAGTGAGTTTCGGCAGGGTGACGGAAGAGACTACCCCCATGTAATCACGGCCATCGTTAAACAAATTCATCAATTTCAGTTTGCGTGGCAGGGCCATAGGTCAGGTTCCTTAGCGGTTGACGGCAGTAGCGAAGTTCATCAGATACTTATCGGTGATGCGTTGGTGTAGGGTGAGGTCTTCCAGTGGCGGTACCGGTGTGTAGTCATAATCAATAAACAGTTTGCCCGCTTTCAGGGTGTCTTTATCGTTGGTGCTGTCGTCATACCAGCAACTGCCATCGATAATCAGCCCGGCAGATTTCATCTCGCGAAATTTGGCATTGATGCTACCGATCATGTCTCGGACTAACGTGGGGTGGATAGGGCGGTCAATCGTCCAGAGCTGAGCCTCGGCCATTGTGTCAGCCAAAATCTGCGCGGTACGGGTGTAGTTCTCAAAGACAAATAGCGGGTCATCGGAGCAGGTGCGCGCGCCCCAAAACTTGAAGCCATCTTTCCGGATTAGGGTGGTGATACCGGCTTGATTGAGCAGGTCAGCGTCAGTGCCGACGGTCTGTAAATCCCAGTAGACGCTGGCAGAAATACCGGTCACGCCATTCACACCGACGTTAGACAGGGTTTTATGCCAGCCCTGTTGTTGATCAATTTTGGCCCGTAAGCCGAGAGCGCGGGCGGTGGCATAAGCTACGTTGCTGCGATTGGTGGTGGTGTTCCAACTCAGAAAATCCGGCCAGATCATCATTAGCTCGCGCTGACTGAA